CTTTTTGTTCTGGTTCTTTTTGTTCTGGTTCTTTTTGTTCTGGTTCTTTTTGTTCTGGTTCTTTTTGTTCTGGTTCTTTTTGTTCTGGTTCTTTTTGTTCTGGTTCTTTTTGTTCTGGTTCTTTTTCTTTTGCGTTTAAACTTAATGATCCAAATACGGAAGCCAACGATTCAAACACTCCTTTTGGTTTTTCATCCGCTTTTGTGTCAAATAAAGAAGCTACTTTCGTTACTTTATCCCCTTTAAATTCCCACGTTTCCGGCGCTGTTTTTGTCGGGAGCATCATTGTTTTCGGAGGCTCTATTATTGTTTTTGGAGGGGGCTCCGCATGGATCACTACAGTGCCTGTTATTTTTTTTCTTCCTACTGGTTTCAATGCCACTTTTTCGGCATCCTTTTTGGCTGTTTCTTCTTTTCTAACCAATTCTTTTCTGGCTTTTTCTTCTTCTTTCAGCACTTTGGCAGCAGCATTTTTGTTCTCTTTTATCTCCGCCCGCTCTGCTGCTTTTCGGAGCCTTTCCTCTGCTTTCTCCGCACTTAAAATTTCTTTTGCCTCGGCAGTAGGAAAACAGTCGCCGCGACTGGCGACATACATAGTTCCTTTTGGGCAGTTCCTTTTCCTGGTTTTATTGGCGGTAGAGGGTTTGGGTTTTACAATGTCATTCTTTTTCGTCTTGTGTTTATCTAAAGATTCTGTTTCCATTATTTATAATGAATTGACATTATTTATTTGGGGAAGGAAAACAACCTCGTGGCGTTCAAACATTCAGAAACGTTTTTAATAAGCGCGATTTTTTCCAGATTATAAGGCCGGATACAGTCAACACATTGTGATATTGTTTTCCATTCCATTTTGCTCACTTCACTTTGCTGATAATTACCGTACAGTAAACTTTCCTTGTAGGGAAGGAACATGATGTAATATTTGTGTCTATAGGAATAATAGTTGGAGCCAGTAAAGACTTCTTCCATCGGAATAATGTTTCTTATATTCACCAGTTGTGTGGCTGGATATCCGGTTTCTTCTGTGAATTCTCTCACTGCACAATTATAATCACTTTCCAATGCATTACGTCTTCCTTTAGGAAAGCCCCATTCGGGTTCAACCCATATTGCGCTCTTGTTACTTTCTATAATCAAATCTCTCAAATCATATGTTTCCCCATTATACGTCGTTCCTTTTATTAACTGGAAAATCTTTTCTTTCAAATTCTGAATCATGCCGCCTTCACGTATGATTGTGTATTTTTTCATCAACGTTTCTTTTTCGTATTGAGTCATTTGCGCAAACATGTTCAGAATATACATTTTTTGGTTCACGGAAAACTTTCCTCTCATAAAATCAATAAATCCTAAAGTGTCTTTTCTCCGAATCATCAAAAACTCGGGTTCTTTATTGTGGTAGTTATATCGAAAACAAATAATTCCAATACTGGTAATAGGCGCTTTACATATATTATGTAAATGCCCACATTTCCCACAGTTATTGCAAAAGAGATCATTTCTATACATATTCATCCTTCAATTTCGTGTAATATCCTAATCATAAATTTTTATATAGGTTTTTAAAATGTATGTGTTTTTTCATTTTACGAGATATTTTTATGTTATATTTTGTCCTACCACTTTTTCCCCGTCGTATTTTCCTTGTTGATTTAATTTGTTTTCTTCCGCCATTGACGGCCGGAATTTTTATTTCACCTATTTTTTCAATAGTATTAGAAAACACATTTAGAGCGTTTTTAATATTTTCCTCACTATTTACAACGACTATTTTTAAGTCTTTGTGTTTGGGGGTACTATAGTGTCTTTCCAAAGACTCAATGCTTGTTTTTTGTTCTTTAAAATCAGTTATATTACTGATTTTCCCGTTATCAACTGAATTATTATTAGAATGTAAATTTATACAGAGACAAATTGAATATACAATACAATATACATCAGGTTCAAATATATATAAAATAAAACTACCTGATAAAAATGAGTATATAAAATATTCAACCGCATCAAAAAAAATATATATGAATAAAAAATGGCACGATAACGTATATTTAGATAGTTTATTATATGGAAGAGTATATTTAATAATTCCATTTTCAGATAAAGACCAAATTAAATCATATGGAGGAATATGGGATAATACACAAAAAAAGTGGTATGTATCTAATAATAATGAAAATATTGTAATTATATTGAATAAATGGAAAGAAATTAAATTTAATTAGACTTATGTTTTGTATCCATATGTAATTTAAATAACCCTTTTGAAAAATTACCAAAATCACATGATTCACAATAATATTTAAACTCTTTTTTTCTCTCTTCTTTATTTGAGTGATTATTTAAATAATGAAGTTTCATATTTGTTGAACTTGTAGTGTTATATGTACATAATTTACATTGTGGTTCTAATTTTTTATCCTTACGAGGTTTTCTTTTTCCATTATTTTTATGTTTTTCACATTCCAAATGTTGTTTCCAGTGTGCTTGATATAAACACTTATAATTACACGTTTCGCAATTATATTTTGTTTCGGTTTCATTAGAAGTTTCCATTTTTATAAATATATACAATTTATATTTAAATGTTTTGCGTTAAAATTACTTAAATAAAAGTAGTATAATACTATATAAAATGAAAGTTAAGAAAAAGAAAAAGGAGGATTTCAAAGAGTTTAGGAATAATGAAAAATCTGCTTACAAAACTTTCAAGATACCTTTAAAAACGATTTTGTTAAATCGTGATACAATTCAACCTGTTATAAACAATTTGGTTTTTGAAATGAATGATTTAGTTATTCATACTTATCAATTTATTCGGTTATATGTGTTGCATCAATACACAAATCATAATCCGTTGTCTGAATTAGACGATACATTCATTTTGTATTGTATCAAAACATTAGGCAGTCGTGATAATAGAGGTAAAAAAGGGAAGGATACTGAACTTTTAGAAACATTAGAGCAATTCTACAAAACCGAATACCAACCTTTATTGAACCATGTAAAAATCAATTTGAAAAACACTACCTTTTTACTACCTTATTTAGCAACGCAAATACACACTTCTTTATCCAATAATACGCAAGAGCATTTTATCCAACATTTTTTACGATTTATAAATAAAACCACAAATGAAATTACAGAAGATAAAGCAATATTATTTCAATTCAAAAAGAACCTTATGGAATTAACTGAAACTGATATTATGTTTACAGAATGGAAAGAAACGCACTTACAACATATCATTCCGCAAAATATCAAAAAGTCAATTCATTATGATGTAAAGGTAAGACCATTTGATTATTTGAAAGGAATGTTGTATATGAATGAAATATTAGAAAAACAAGAAAGTAAATTGTTCCAACCATTACCATTACGAACCAATATTATTCCAAAGCATATTATTATAGATACTGCAAGTTTGATAAACCTATTTTGTCCTGAAAAGGACAAAGATGGTAATAAAGTCAAAAAGGGTGAATTATTAAGTAATGTAAAAGACAATCAAAATGAAGTATGGTGCAACTTTTTAGATTTGAAAAATAAAATATTCAAGAATAAACATTATCAGTTTCATAACCAAATCCAAACTGACGGAGTTTCGTGTTGCTTATTATTTATTAGAAAAGATTTGAAAGATAAAAAATGGGGTGCAAGAGTTCCAGTTTTACAAGAACAAGATTTCTACAATATTGAGGATTTATCAAAAGAACAATTAGACACTTTGAAGGAAAGAAATATTGTAGGTTGTGATCCAGGAAAACGCAGTTTGGTTTATATGATGGATAAAAATGGGAACAAACTACAATACACGGCGCCGCAAAGGAAACGAGAAAGTAAAGCAAAGTGTAATCAGCGTATTCTGTTATTGGAAAGAAAGCGAAACGGAATTATTGAAAAAGAAACTATATTATCCTTTCAAAATAGTAAATCAGTTGATTATGAAAAGTTCAAATTGTATCTGGTTGAAAAAGATAAATTAAACAAAGAAACAACCGAGTTTTACAAACGAGATACATGGAGAAAAATGAAATTTAGACAATATAGTTATGGTAAGAAAAGCATAGATACGTTTTTGAATAAAATTAACGAAACTTTTGGAGAAAATATCTTAATTGGTTATGGAAATTGGAGTAGGCCAACACAAATGAAACATTTTATGCCTACGATTAATAAAGGATTAAGGAAATTAATTCATAAGAAATATGATACAATCACTATTAATGAATGTAATACAAGTAAAAAGTGTTGTGATTGTAATAAAGATTTAGAGTATTATAAGGATAAGGAGAATAAAAAGGTATTTCGTCTGTTGAAGTGTTCTAACTGCGTGAGTTGCGAAAACAAAAAAATCGTATTTAGAACACGAGATGCTAATTCCTCAATAAACATAATGAAATTAACGCAATCTTGGATAGAAAAACAAGAACGACCATTATGTTTTCAAATTTCGTCTTTCACATCTTCAAATAAACAAAAGGAAGATGAAAAAGTAAGACCATCGTAGGTGAAATTCCTACTATTGATTTTACATTTTTTCTTATTTTTTTAGCGTCTATAATGGGCGTTTTAAATGTGCAAAGGTGTAAATAAGAAAAGGTGTAAAATATATGAAAGACCTGAAATCCGATATCTGGTTGCCATCCTTTTGGTTTTTTATGTATTCCACGGCACATGCCTATCCGGACACCCCCAATAAAATCACTAAACGGAAATATTACGAATTTGTCCAGAATCTCCCACTGTTTTGCCCCAATGCAGATGTCCAGAAAAGATTAGTCCGTATTCTCGATATATTCCCAGTGACCCCTTACTTAGATACCAAAGATTCCTTCACGTATTGGGTACATTTCATTCAAAATAAAATGGACAACGAATTAGGGAATGATGAGCGCACCTACTTCCAGCATTTAGACATTTATTACAATAGTTACTTACCCAAAACCTTCCGACTGTCGGAAAAATTCGGTATTCAAAAAAAACACATCGTTTTAGGTATTCTAGCCGTACTGGCCATTTTCATATTCTACTATACAAAATAAGTCTATCCATATGTAAATATGAGAATAGAAATAGTCATTTTGTTAATCACGGGACTGTTGATAGGAAACATTTACACCGACGGCAAAATCTTGAAAAGTCTGTTTTCCTATAAAAAATACTACCAAATGGCAGGGATTGCATTTGGAGGGATCATGGCGTTCTGGCTTTTAAAGAAGAATCCTCAGAAAGCCGGGGAAATGATTTCTGCGTCTCACGAGTACCTCAAATATTTACCGGTTGACCAAAATACATCGAGCATTATTTCGCCCATACTCGACTTTACTTCGAAACAGAACTTCTCGAGTGATATCGGAAATGGTACGACGGATCAAGGTCATTCGTTTAATATGGTAAATATGCTTATGCCGGGACATAAACAAGAAGGCAGACTGAGACATTCCGGGAAAACAGGTACGAAAAGATCCGTGAGTGAAACAAAGAAAAAATTCGTGGCTGCCCAGCAAAATTGGAAGTGCGGAGACTGTGGAGAAACCCTTTCTGCGTGGTTCGAAATCGACCATACACTCCGTTTAGAATATGGTGGAAGCAATCATATTGACAATTTAGTCGCTCTATGTCGAGAATGTCATGGAAAGAAAACCACAATAGAAAACCTTTGATAACAAAATAGCCTCACCTAATATAGAAGGAAATACATAAGATGGCTGCTTTTCTGGAAATTCCAGAGATCGATTGGGAGAATATAAAGGACGCGAAATGGTTTAAAAACGCGATCTCTTATTTAGTCTATTTTTTGTTTATTGCTTATTTCGTATTTATATTTATCATCTCTTCCAGAGATGAATCCGCCCTTGACAATAATAAAAATGTTATGTACTTGCTCGGTATTGTTATCCCTTTAGTCGCATTTATTTATATTATTTTTACACACATAGGCGACACCCAACATATGTTTTTATTTGCATGCATGGCATTTGTTCTATCGATATTTTTACTGAGATCGGCGATTCCTTCATTTGATAAATTTTTAAACGATATCATATTGTTTTTCACCAACTACAGAACTATACCAAGGCTTTCGGATGAGACTTCTTTCCTTATCACGGTATCTCTCAAGTTTCTCCTCTTTATGATCGTTGTGGTTTTCCTGTCTATTGTGTTTTATGTATTTTTCGACGAATCGTTCAAACAAAAAGGGAAAATGAGCGTCTATTTCTATGCTATCTTCTTTATTCCGTGCTTGGTAAGTGACTATTTTACATACTTGTTTAACGAAGTGCGAACAACGCCGGTGGTTGTTTTTTCTCTCATCCTTTTAGAAATTCTACTCGTGTTGCTTTATGTATATATCCCAAAACTTCTTTCCAAAGTGGTGCTTACTAACAGCAAACAGCTCCTGAGTGAGCCGATGGAACTTTACACCAAAAAAAGAATAGGACATGTAGACGATTTCTACAACACCACAAAAGATTTGAGAGATATACGAAAGACATTTAAGAGCGACGAACCCACATTTTTAAAGAACTACTCTTTGTCCATGTGGATTACTATAAATCCGCCCACGTTTTCCGAAGTTACAGAATGTATGATTTTAAGGCTTGGATCAGATGACAGTGATTTTGTTTGTGACGCCAGCAAAAACTGCATGAATGTTTCACACTACGAACTGGATAATCCCAGAGTAGGCGCACCCTATGTAGGATGTAAGGGAAGTAAATTAAAAGTGGTTTTTTCGAATAATGTCTATCATCCGAAAGAAAAAGGTTCAACAAAGGAAAGGATAGATGCCGATAAATTAGCTGCAGCCACGATCGAAATAGATGTTCCGTTTCAAACGTGGAACTTTTTAGTATTCAATTACCATGATAACGAAGTCGATCTATTTATCAACGGAAAGTTAGTAGAAACGAAAACTTTAGCAAATATTCTAATAGTAGAAACGAATACTTTAGCAAACATTCTACCGATCTACAAAAATACTCAGGTATTTTGTGTAGGTTCAAACACAAACTTACTACATGGAGCAGTTTGTGACGTAAGAGTACAGCCGGATATGCTAAGTCAAACACAAATCTCTCAAACATATAATTTATTGAAATTGAAAAATCCGCCAGTAAATAATATAATTTAAAAGTATAGAAATGAATTATACACTCATCGCTTTAGGAATTGTATTACTCCTCGTTATATATGTTTTATACTACGTAGTCACGAACAAGGGAAAGTTGGTCACAACAAAACTTGACTTGTCTGCTGCTGGAAACGGGTCAGTCGCTTATAAAACCTTGGCAAACCCAACTTCAAGCCGATATTCGTTTTCTGTTTGGATGTATATTGATGCATTAAACGCTGGTGCTAATAACAACACGGATATCATTAATATTAGTACTTCTGCTGCGGCTGATACAACCGGGAATTTTTTCAAATTGTACATCGACAGTTCCACCAAGCTGAAATATAAAATGCTTCCGACCGACGGTCCACAGACAGACAATATAATCATGACCAATTGTCCATTGCAAAAGTGGGTCTATATCATTGTGAGTGTAGATGGTAAGATCGTAGATCTATATTATGATGGCAAGTTGATAAAGTCCCAACAACTGGAGAAAGTCCCGAAAACGACTACTGTGGATTTCGTAATTACTTATGGCAATTGTGCAGATTCTGTATGTAAAGGATATCTCGCGAAATTCGAAAGAATCCCAGTCGCAATGGATCCTACCACTGCGTGGAGCAAGTACATGGAAGGGAATGGAGGAAACTACTTTAGTAAATTATTATCCTCTTATGGTGCTTCCTTCACATTAACCAAGGATAGTATTGATTTAAACAGATACACCCTTTTTTAGTTGAAACGTCTTCTATTATAATCTATTTGTATCATATAGATTATTATTATGGATGGAGCTCAACCGTTTATCAAACAAATGCAAGATAGAATTCCATCAAGCGGAGATGTAAAGGCAAGTCTTACGGAAAATGTTAAGGGTATAGGAGAAAATATGAACGAAATGAGAGACAATTTCAAATCCTCGATGAGTGAATTTTCCGACAAAAGCAGTCAGTCCTTTTCAGACGCGAGCAAAGAATTTTTGGATTCGAATTCTCTTTTAGCGAAATTTTCGTTTATCATTTTGGTGGTGATTATTTTCATGGTATTGTTGAAGGTGTTTATGAGTATATTGGCTTTTTATTTACTACCTCCATCTAATCCGTACATCGTCCATGGATCCCTCGGAGGCAATGATAGAGTCGTTGTCCCACAAGATCCAGCGAAAGATAATTCCGTACAAATTTCAAAGTCAAATGATCGTAGTCGCGGAGTAGAGTTTACGTGGGGAGTTTGGCTTTTTTTGAGTGAAACTGTAAAAAAAGACATGACAAATATATTCGTCAAGGGAGATGAAAATTTTGACGGGAGTTATAATATAACCAATGGTCCAGGATTATACTTAGTTTCCACTGCAGACATATCTTCCAATATATATGAGCTGGAGGTGAGAATGGACGTAATAGGAGCCAACGGTCCAAGTATTATAAAGATTGACAATATTCCTATCCAGAAATGGATTCACGTGGCAATCCGTTTGCAAAATACAGTGTTGGACGTTTATGTCAACGGTACTCTTGCAAAGAGAGAGAATATGAAATCTGCTCCAAAACAAAATTTCAACGACGTGGTAATTGGAGCAAATGGGGGATTCCCGGGAAAACTTTCTAATTTACGGTATTATGCCCATGCATTAAACGTGTTTGAGATCAATAATATTGTCATGTTTGGCCCCAATATTACTCCCAGTGTGTTGTCAGTGGATGCGAAAGGTAAATCCGGTTCATACAGTTTCCTTTCCAATTTATGGTACTCGAGCAAGTATTAATATATACATAATAAAATTCATACGGTTATTATATATATATACATTTTTGAATGGGCACTCCTCAGTTTCCGTTTGTTAATAATTGTTATTTGCGGTCTTTAAGAATGAGGTATAATAATCCTCTTCCTCGTTTAAATCTTACTTCTCCGTATCCCGACAATACAAAAGATGAACTGGATATGAGAAGAAAAGCCGAAGTCCTTAAACATCAAGGCCCACAGAAAAGCACGCAAATGAACACGCTGACAAAAAACCAGAAATTCGCTCAAGTTGTACGTGGATACAACCCTGCACAAAAAGCACTGAGGACGAATAGATATACCCTTGAGCAAATGTCTTTCTGTGACTCGTCGAATAACCGGACTCTATCCTCTTCCTCTGATGTACCGGGGAAACCCATTTTCCTGTATATGGACCCAGCCATTCCTCTTTATAATTACGTGAACGAATACAGAACGTACAGTAACCAGCCGAGACCCGTTGGCGAAGTTCTGCCTTGGCGATTTTTTGCCGATGAAAGTGCGACGTCCATTGAGTCAGCAATAGAAACAAACATTGGAGTGTTGGAAGTATTGAAAGATATTACGTCGGAGTTAACTAATTTTACGATAAATATACCTGGAAATAACTTCTCCAGCAACGATGCCATTCTTCTCACCGTAAAATTCGGCAACCAACAAGTTTCCTACTCGAGTTCTGGTGTAAATCCTCCCTACACGTACGTAATTACCCCGTCGAACATTTATATAAGTAACATACAGTTGTACACCATCGATGGATTTTTTTACGAGTTTTTCGTGAAACTTGACGATAGCAATCCTTTGTCTTCGACCACGTTAGCTATAGTAGGTAATGTCACGATAACTCAGGTATAATCATTTAATGTTTTAGGTTGGGGTTCATGCACATCTCCTCGTTTGGAAATACTTGTCCGGACATACATTTGTCGCTTTCAGAAATAGAAATACATCCACGCTTGTTTTGATATTCACCTGCTAAACACCATTTTGTTTTCAGAGATGACCTTGATTTTTGTATATTATCTTCGGGGATATCAGGCTGAGGTTCATTTAACGTGTAACTTTTTTTTCGTGATCCAACATCTGCCTTACCGATCAATAAGTTTCCTACCTCTTGCACTGCTCCTTCCGCCAAATCAATTCCACCCTTGGACACATCCGCGGTTATTTCGGCGGCTTTATTGATAGCCTTCCCAGAAGAATCTCCTATGAAATCAAACAAAAACGAGAATACCGGGGAAAAGAAATCAACTCCTGATTGTACTCCATCCCCGATAATGGTGATCAAGTTGATTTTCACATAAGCTAATACGATGACAACCAGTAGAATAATGATGAATAGGGTTTTTAAATCAAAAGAGAACAACGAATCACTTAGAGCTCGGGTGTTCCCCTCCTCTGAATAATCTGGCGGTTTGATGGAAAATGGACGGGCGATTTCAAAATTCGAGTTTGCAGTTCTGGTAGTGGCCGAATTCCGGTTTTCTTCTAAAATATTCATTATAAACTATACTTTGAAATAAATTATTTAGAGAAAAAGACATTAAATATACGTTATTGTATATAATATATAATAGACTCCTCTTTATAATGACCATATTTTCTCTTTTAGAAAGTTTCTTTTTTTTGTTCCTCGGTATTTCGTTCGTTTTAGTTTTGTTGATGGTCTATCATTTCAAAAAAAAAATAGACGCGATTGAGAAGAAAAATGAAACGTTGCAGGATATTTGCAAAACAATATGCGAGGAATTGGATTTTGTAAAGTCGCACAAGCCACAAAATATAGACCCATTCTATTTGAACTATCATACGGTCAATAAGCAATCCGAGTATATACCTAACGTTTCAGAACTCTTCAAGACCATCTTGGTATCGTCGGGTAATACTACGAATCCTCCTGACGCATTAGAGATTCAAAACTATGAAAACGAAGAATTAGACGATGTACATAGTTACGATGGGGAAGACTTCGAATATCATGAAGAAAGCGACAATACGACTACTTCGTCGGTGCAAGAAGTTGAAGATTTTTTAGAAGAGAACCCTGGATTTTTCCAAGAGGTTATGTTACATGTTCAGAAAATGGATCCGTTTGTCAGACCAACTTTAGATGACGATTCGAGAGTAGAAGAGATCCACGACGAAGAAATCGAAGATCAAATCGAAGATCAAATCGAAGATCAAATCGAGGAGGACCAAGAAATCAAGGTCGAGGAAATCAAGGTCGAGGATCAAATCGAGGAACAAATCAAGGAGGACCAAGAAATCAAGGTCGAAGAAATCAAGGTCGAAGAAATCAAGGACCAAGAAATCGAAGTCGATAATCAGGAAGCCAAGGAGGAAGAAGAGCAAATCCCAAAGGACGAAGAAATAGTGCAGAGCGAGGATACCCAGAATAAGTTGGGGAACGAGGAGACGCCTTTAGAAGATGCGGATACAAAGGCCACTAAGGCGGCATTACAAAAACTTACCCTTCAAATGCTTCGAACAATGGTCATTAAAGACGGTCTGTGCACAGACCCTTCTAAACTGAAAAAAGTGGAATTAATTCAAATCGTTCTAGATTCTCATCAATAAGCCAAGTAGGCTTTAGGAAAAATATGCAGTATTCATATATTATATTTTTATGTTTGGATTTTTAAAATCAGACAAAGGACAACAACTCGATACCGCATATCCCAGCCTACAATTACCCAATACAGGATATCAAACAAATAATCAGTACAATAAATTCCCTCCATTGATGCATGACGGCCGTTCCGTTCTTGCTTCTTGGCAGCCAGAAACAGTGATCAATGAAGATGTATTGAAAAGTGAAGGAATCCAAACCAACTGGCAATATCGCCAGTTTATGACAGCAAATAGTCAAAATATCCGCGAAAAAATGTTCCATGATGCACTCAATGATGGTGGGATCATGTCAAATCAATATAGTCATGATACCTTTTTTACTCCTCCCAAATCGTATTCTTCTATTCATGATCCGATTTCACATATTCAAGCTATACCAAGCGATCTTAAAGAAACGTATCTGACCCGCGAACAATTACAAGATAAACTTGTCGTCCCATCTCTCACCCAGGAACAATTGGTGAGACAATGGCAGGATGCGAAAAAAGAAAGACCTTCATAGGAATAATAATACTCAAGATATCATCATACTTTTTTGAGTATTACTTTTTTGACTAAAGAATATAGAAAGACTATCCATTGTAAGGTACAAGCGTCATGTCTCAATCAACAAAACGTCTATTGAGTTTTGACGTTGGAATAAAAAATCTGGCGTATTGTATTTTAGACGTGAATGCTGAAAAAATAACGATAGTGGATTGGAACGTACTCAATCTTTGTGACAGCACCTCCTCCTCATCACCAACCCCCATCGCAGTTTGCAGTGAAATTCTGAAAAACAAGAAACCCTGCGGGAAACAAGCAAAATATAAAAAACAATCGGTATGTATGTGTGAAAAACACGCAAAATTGTCTCAGACGTACGTGTTACCCGAGCCATGTAATTCTCTCGGAGCTTTGAAGAAGAAAAACGCAGAAGAAATCAAAAACTTGTACCAGAGTCTTCTTGCACCCGACCACCACCTCCCTAAAAAAATAGATATGATCAATGAACTGGTAACGTTTCACGCAAATCGGTCGTGGGAATCTATTAGTATAATAAAAAAAAATGCAAGTACGGTGGATCTCATATCGGTGGGTAGATCGATGTACAGCCAACTCTCTCGAAACGATATTATGAACACAGTTACACATGTGATTATAGAAAATCAAATAAGCCCAATCGCAAATAGAATGAAAACGATTCAAGGAATGCTGGCACAACATTTCATCTCTTTGGGTATCGAGAATATTGATTTTGTCTCTTCTGGAAACAAACTGAAGAATTTACAGGAAATTTCAGACGCAACGACACCTTATCAAAAACATAAAAAAGATGCGGTCATTCACTGTAAAGCGATTCTCGCAGAAATGAGAGAAGACAAATGGATCATTTTTTTCAGAGACCATGCCGCCAAGAAAGACGATTTAGCGGACTGTTTCTTGCAGGGTATTTGGTTTTTGAAAAAGAAGTAATAATAGGATATCACTCTATTGGAAAATAAATAAAGTAATATACAATGCGTACAACTTAAAAATAACTAATGTATTTAGATCATAAATGGAAGTCGTCGATATTGATTTAGATAATATTCCAATGAGTCAGGATACCAATCCATCTTCTTCTTCTTCTCGTCCGTCGGTTTCTTTTGGAAGTGGTATCGAATTGTTAATGAACGAGAAGAAAAAATCATCTTCTACCTCGACCAAGATCAATTTAGACGATTTGGATAACTTGGAAAACGAACTGAACGATTTATCCACTTCTGTCCCTGAAACTTCTGGTGGTGGAGGAGATTCTAAAATGTTGAGTGGTTTAGGCGGTTTTAAGAATCTGTTTTCTTTTGGTGGTGGAAAGGATGATTCGTCATCGTCTTCTGCATCTGCAAAAGATGCGAACCCAATTCACCTCGGTCAGGCAACGAAAGAGTCGTCTTCATCCAGAACCTGGGACGGATTTTCAAAAGTGAATGAAGATATTCCGAAAGAAGTGAGGAGTTCCTCGGCCAACATGTCCGACCGAGATAAAAGACGAAAAAAAAGAATTATGATAAAGAAACTCGAAGAGTGGGCAGAGAAGGGAACCTACAAGAATGGAACTCAATTCAACATGGAGTCAAATTTCGAGGAGGTGGAAGATGAATACGAAGGCGCATTGGAAGAAAAACGGAAAAAAGACAGTATCAAACTACAAGGATGGTGGTTTACCACCGTCGTGAGTACAGTAGAATATGGAAATGCAATGTTGAACCCTTTCGATCTCAATTTGGATGGATGGGGAGAACAGGTCAGCGAGGATCTCGACAGTTACGAGGAAATCTTTTCTGAATTGCATGAGAAATACAAAGGAGGGAAAATGTCTCCCGAGGTATCTTTGTTGCTAAGATTAGGATTTTCGGCCGCGGTCGTGAACATGAGTAATAAAATGTTGAGTTCGGCCACTCCAGGATTTAATGATGTGATCAAACAAAGCCCAGAACTTATGAAAATGTTTTCGAATGCAGCAGTGGAGACTATGAGTAAGCAAAACTCGGCATTTGATTTTGCCAAGTCGATGATGAACCAACCAGAAGAAGTAAATAAAAGTCACGGACCTCCACCTTCGCCTGTAGAAACGAAGAATCAGCCACCTCCTTCGCGCCCAGGTGCCATGCAATTTACACAAAACTTTAGTAACCGACCAGATCTGGCGGCTGCATCATCCGGTTTCGGAAATCAGCGACCCGAAATGAGAGGACCTCAGGCCAATCCCGATATAGAAAAATTATTATCTGGACTTAAATCGAAATCGCCTGAACCAACAAGATTACCTGAACAAAGACAACCTGAACAACAGATACCAACAGAATTTCAACCCCAAATGAATGGAGGCGAGTCTATCATTAGCGTCAGTTCTCTAAAAGATTTAGAAGGAACCACTCTCCCGAAAAAAGTGAAAAAAAGACAAAATACTTCCAATAAAAATACAGTCGCGCTCGACATTTGATTATAAAACGTTGGATTCCCTAAACAAATATAAATATACTGTTCATATTTATATCATGGAGTGGTTCTGCTCATCCACGCGTTTTAAAAACTATATCTATTTTCTCGCCTTGCATATATATCGTTCCTTTCTGATATGGCTGTATAAAATATTTGTCAAACCGTTGGAAATGGTGGTGGATAAATTTCTAAAAAACGAGCCGACTGAATCACAGTGGGTCCAGTTTTATTCTCTCACTACATGCTCTTATCTTTCAGATGTCGGGTTAGAGAATCATTCATTTGATTCGATGGAAACCTATCTTTGTCCTCTGACAAACTGTTTTGATGTATTTGTCCAGAACGAATACAAACTTTTTATTAACCATTCTTTAAGACAGCCGGAGTATGATTCTGAGTTTGAGCAAGTCCCGGAGATAATTGAAACCCTGTTTGTGGTGAGGAAAGATGATCAATATGTTTTTCGCACGTTAAAACAGTCGGTTAAAAAGGAGTCATTTATCTTTCCGGAGAAATCAGACATTCAATTCGTCATTATCGAATATAAACATCCGAAAATGTATGATAAATTAGAACTGAAAATACCAGACAGTTTTTATGTAGAGGGGAACGAGATATTAAGTCCCGCATTTATTCAAAGAATGTTGCAACTGCAACGAAATTTTTATGTATTCGACTTTGACTACGAAGTTGTTATTATTGATGACGATCTGGAATGCAAAAAAATACATTATAACAATTACGTGAAAATAGAAAAGACTTCTTACAGCATATGCACTTTTACAGTAGAAGGAATATTAGATGAGGAAGAAGAAGAAGAAGAAGAAGAAGAAGAAGAAGAAGAAAAGGAAGAAGAAAAAGGTGCTCTGGAAATCGTATCCGCTGAAAATGTACCCCCACCTTTATCCAACTCGTTTGTTGTTGTATGCTGTATATTAATGGGGAGTGTATTCCCTTTAGCGCAGATTTTGAACGATCGATGTAGATTTATTGGGTGAATTGGTTGTTGTTTAGCGTATTTGGGAAAATATCTCTTTATAATGTATATTATGATTCCTGAATTTCCGAAAATAGTCGGTGGTGATAAGGGAAAGAAAAAAGGTTCCTCTGCATGTGTTTATTTAACTGAAGAACAATGCAGATTCCCTTGTCGTAAAGTAAGGTCGAAAAGAAGTAACGGAAAGGGCAGATGTAAGACCATGTTCTCGCAAAAACAATATTATGGAAAGAATGAAAAACCACGAAGAAAACGTTCAAAACCAAAAGAAGAGTCGAAGAAATCTTTGGAAAACTTGAAACCTTTGGAAAACTTGGCCGTCTATAACAATGATATACTACAGCCGGTAAATACACCGGAAAAGGAAGAACCGTATGTACCACAGGAAGCGGATGAATCTACACCTGAACCTGTGGTGGCAAAACCGGAACCATCTGCGGAAGTGGTTCAAGAACCTGAATCAGATGACGCCTCAAATGAGACTAATAATACGAATGATGTGACCCTAAATGACGAAGCAGCTCCAACAGACGCAGAAGCTCCAACAGACGCAGAAGCTCCAACAAGTGTTTTCACCCAAATTGCAGATACAGTGAAAGGTATTATGGCACCTAAAGAAAAAACACCCGAAGAAGAAGAAGTAAAAGGCGGGAAAAAAAGAAAACGAAGAAAATCAAAAAAATCATCTCGCAAAAAAAAGGCAGTCTCTCGTAAAAAAACAACCTCACGCTAAAAAACCAAAAAGAATATAAAGAAAAGACTATTGTATTTATTATATAGTATTAAGATGAGCGATACATCCGATTCTCACTCTACTATTTGTTCTTCACATTATTTGAAAGACAAATGGACTTTGTACTGTCATTTGCCCAGTGAAAAAGATTGGAATCTTTCTGGCTACACCGTTATCTTAAGCGATATTGATACGGTTGAAACAACGATTGCAATTAATAGAGCCTTGACTGAAAATATAATCAAGTACAGTATGTTGTTTTTTATGAGAAGAGGTGTAACTCCTATTTGGGAAGATGAAAAAAACAAACATGGTGGCTGTTTTTCCTATAAAGTGATTAATAAACATGTGATTCAGGTATGGCGACATATGATGTATATGCTCGCAGGCGAATCGTTAGGGTTGAATACAGATTACAATAATTGTATCAATGGAATCACCATCTCGCCGAAAAAAAACTTTTGTATTATTAAAATTTGGTTAAGAGATGCGAATCATCAAGATCCTAAAATGATAGACAATATTGAAAACCTAACTAAACACGGCGCATTATTTAAACGCCATGGAGAGAACTAAACTAATTCAAAATCAGTTTGCCATCCTTCAAACAACCGATCGCGACGTTCCCTGCGCACCCGTCTCCTTCAGAGTCGATGCAGTACTCATACACTTCCCCATTTTTTTCGAACTCATCTGATGTCCAGTATCTGACTCCATCACGAATAATCAAATATTTTTCCAACTCCGGCTCTTCTACATCTGATTTTTCTTCAACTTCTGCTACTGCAACTGCTGCTTTTACTGCTTTTTTTACGACGGCTTTTTTGACGGACGTTGTTTCTTTCTTTTTAGTTGCTTTGGCGAGAGAAGGAGGAGGAGGAGGAGGAGGAGGAGGAGGAGCAGCAGGAGTAAGAGTAACAGGTTGATAAGGTTCCTCTTTCATCTCGTCCGTAAGACTCATCATTTCTTCTTGCGCTTTTTCCTCCATTTGTTCTGGAGTCGTCGGGTTCGGCTGTTCCGCCTTCTTCTTTACTACTCTCTTCTTTTTCGGCTTTTCTTCTGCAACAGGTGCAGGAACAGCAGGAGTAGGAGTAGGAGCAACAGGAGTAGGAGTAGGAGCAACAGGAGTAGTAGCCGTTGTTTTCGTGGCTCTGGGCTTTTTTTCTTTGACTGGCTTTGCCGCAGCCGTCTCGTCTTGCTTTTTCTTTTTCATCATCGGCTTGACGATGTCTTTTTCAACAGTCTTGAAATCAACCATCTTCTCGTAAAAGATGACTTGGTTTTCGACAGAGTCATGAACGGGTAGTTTTGCGATCAGACCTATCTTCACATCTGGGGTGAACTCATCTGACTGAGTAATGTACGCCAGCAGAGCGTAGTGCATAGCCTTGAATTTCATGGGAAGAGTCTTTGAGGTCGACATGGTTTGAGAGAGTATATATGAAACAATGAAGGCGCAAAATAAATTCAATTTTGCGTTTTTAATTTCGATCCCTTTATTTTAAAATAATTCAAAAAAAAATATATAAGGTGTAAATATTCAAGTTTTCTTTATTTTATTTTTGTATGACCTTTCTAAAAACTCAATACTTTACCGCAGGCAGCGGCGACAAACATAATTTTATATCTCCCATATCCGATCCAATGTCATACTTTACAATCAGAGGAAGATCGTTTTCCAAATATATTTCTAAATTCTGAGACAAAGGGGTGCATTTAATGAAATTATTTAGGGATTTCAATGGGAATTCCCCAGACATGACCACGGAAGGATCGGGTTTTTTCCGAAATTTGATCGAGTCCATCTTATCTTCCAATACCACAGAATCTGCTTTTTGTTCCGTACGGAAAATACGCGATTTCGCAAACTGTCCTTCACACGAAAAAATAAGATCATCACCGACTGACTCAATCTTGATTCTATCCGACAATCCCGTCAAATCACGAATGATTTTTTGGAAGCCAGCACTCGGCATATAAATAATCGCGGAATAGCTGACTTCCGGCACTTCCAATTCATCTTCCTCTGGCTCAAATAATCGCAACTTGTAATTGTTACATTGCTGTATTTTCCCATTATCGTATTGCAATCCCAAGTGCGAAACACTTCCTTCGTGGTAATCTTCCTTGTCGATATACATGGAAAACAGATCGTCGTTCGATGTACTCGAAATCAACTTGAACAGATGCAGAGAATTCGCGCAAATCACGATTTTATCTGGGAAACATTCGTGTTTTTCAAACTTGAGCTTACATGCAACTAACGTCGTATGGTTCTTATCGAAGTTGATAATTTTCATGCCATCTTTATCTATAATCATCGTCACGTCCGGAACCAAATCTTTCAAGGCACTATACAAATTCCGAATAGGCGCGATTTGTATCGTTTGCATAGTAAGAACATTATTTGCTATATTCATAAGGTTGGCTATATAGTAAATATAAAACGCGTTGTATTTATATATTTTTTTTCCTAATTACTCTCTCATGCGTTCAACCATTGTCTTTATTAAAAAATCGATTATTATATGGATTCTTCTTATTTGACCAAACAAATCATCACCTACATGGGAAACAAACGGAAAATGTTACCGATGATCCAGCATATAATAGAGACCATAGAGTTGAGAGAAGACGGTAAGAAATTAACCATGGCCGATGGATTTTCGGGGTCAGGAATCGTTTCCAGGTTGATGAAAACACGCGCGAGCAAGTTATACACAAACGACATTTCCGACTACTCTTTGTCTCTCAATAAATGTTATTTATCAAACATTACCGATACAGACGAGACCGAAATAAAACGGTACATGGACATTGCAAACGAGCATGCGAAACAGAAATTGTCGTTTACTGACCCTTTTATTTCAGGGAACTGGTCTCCTTTAGGTGATGTAATATTGCCTACCGAGCGCGCATACTTCACAAAAGAAAACGGACATCGGATTGATATTTACAGGAATTATATAGAAACTCTCCCCGATAAATACAAACCGTTCTTGCTGGGCCCGTTATTAGTCGAAGCATCGATTCATAACAATACAAGTGGTCAATTCTCCGCGTTTTATAAAAACGGCAATACAGGGAAATACGGCGGAAAAAACGAAATCGATTTGCAACGTATTGAAAAACCCATCGAATTAAGTATGCCACATACTTGGAATAACGATTGCGAAGTGCATATCTCTCAAGGAGACACAAACGAATGGATTCAAAAGATTCCTCCAGTAGATTTGGTGTACTACGATCCGCCTTATAATAAACATCCGTATAGTATTTATTACTTCATGTTGAACGTGATTCAGCAATGGGATAAAAACCAAGTCGTACCCAAAACCACACGTGGTCAAGCATTAGATTGGCATAGATCTGCGTATAATAGTTTTAAACATGCGGAGAAAGAATTCAAAGAGTTGATTCGATTAACCAAGGCGAAGTATATATTGATTTCATACAATAATGGCGGAATCATACCGCTCGACATTCTGGAGGATATTCTGAAGGAACACGGCACAGTCGAAAAATTTCCAATTGAACATAGTACTTACAACCGTTTGAAAGGAATCAGCGAATACAAAAGAACGACTGAAAAAGTAAAAATAAAAGAGTTCATGTGGCTACTAAAAAAGAAGACGATTGGTTAATCGGAGTTGTTTATTATAATTTATGACAAAAGTATAATAATCAAAAAATGGAATTCGTAGAGAAACTGAAAAAAGTCGTTACGTTTTGTCCGTTCGTTGAAATATGTTACATACCCCGTAAAGAAGAATACGCACATATGAAATCGTTGCTATGGTATCGTAAATACGATTACATGTTATTTCTGAGAGATTCGAAACGATTTGTTTTCTAAATGGTGATTCAAAAAAAATAATATAACAGCACATGAATTATTTTAATTACACATCATAAAATAACTGGATTGTTTCGATTGTTTTATTTGTGATATTTACAGGGTGTATCCAGTAATTAATTTGTTCTTCCAAGGTATTTAATCGTTGTGTCCATTCCACTTTTTTTGATTTCTTTACAATGCAGATTCCATTTTTATCTTGGCCCCAGCACGAAGTTACATTTGTTCCATTTTTTATGTAATCGTCTGGGTTGAACCGTATAAACACGATAGGTCTATGTCCCAAATCTTGAGACAACTCCATTATACGCTTGTTTTCACAGCTACAATCATAATATGTATGTTGATTTTCATCTACGTCTGCAATCACAATCTGATAACCTAAATCCAATAATAAATCAGGTCTTCGTCTGGAGCAACCTCCATTGACGATTTTATCTGCGATCCATGTCATATTGGGAAACTTGGATTTCACAAATTCCACGACAGCATATTCTTTGGTTTTGTAGTTGCGCGATACTGGTTTATCTGGAAATAGGTTCATGTAACAAAAGAGACAATAACCATCGTATTTTTCTTTAACCAGCGTTGAACACCATTCGTTGAGACAAGTTTTGCTAATCACATCAACCATCCCCTCCTTTTTATGTGCTGTACAATATAACCCTTTTCTCTCGCCTGCTACATTAAATACTGGTTGTTTATTACACCATTCGTTGAGACAAGTTTTATCTTTCACATTCACCATTCCTTCTTGTTTGTGAGCTGAACAATATAACCCTTTTCTCTCGCCTGCTACATTAAATACTGGTATAATCTTACACCCTTCGTTAAGACAAGTTTTGCTAATCACATTCACCATTCCTTCTTTTTTATGAGCTAAACAATATAAGGCTGTTTTCTCGCCTGCTACATTAAATGCTGGTTGTTTATTACACCCTTCGTTAAGACAAGTTTTGCTAATCACATTCACCATTCCTTCTTTTTTATGAGCTAAACAATATAAGGCTGTTTTCTCGCCTGCTACATTAAATGCTGGTTGTTTATTACACCATTCGTTAAGACAAGTTTTGCTAACAACATACACCATTCCTTCTTTTTTATGAGCTAAACAATATAACCCTTTTCTCTCGCCTTTAATATTAAATGCTGGTTTGGTTTTACACCCTTCATTAAGACAAGTTTTGCTAACAACATCCACCATTCCTTCTTTTTTATGAGCTAAACAATATAACCCTTTTCTCTCGCCTTCAATATTAAATGCTGGTCTGGTTTTACACCCTTCGTTAAGACAAGTTTCGTGAATCACGTCCACCATCCCCTCCTTTTTATGTTCTGTACAATATAACCCTTTTCTCTCGCCTTCAATATTAAATACTGGTCTGGTTTTACACCCTTTGTTAAGACAAGTAATACACATTTGTATAATAATGATATTGATATAATACAAATGTCAAATCAATTTTATGATGTGTAGAATTTGATATGTAAAATGGTGTTTATTTCAAATTCATAAGGTTTCGCTTAGGAAAAAACAATGCCAGATTAGGAAAATCAAATTTTGCCAGATTAGGAAAATCAAATTTTGCCAGATTTCAATAGGTCTCTGATAATCATTAGATTTTCAAATACAACTCTTTCTGGAGATCGACTGACGATATGCTCTAGTTTCGCGTCCTTCGTTTTCAGTAACATGTCCATCAGGTACGGTTTATCTTCTCCTAATCGAACCGCCTCTTTATTCGTGAATTTAGCGTACTGAGCCAGGTACATTTCCTCGTTCGATCGATTCGTAGTAAAGAAATCCGCGTCCATTTTGACTTCTTTTGGCCGAATTAATGATCCAGCGTATTTTCCGGTTTTGCCTCCTGCGCTCTTGGCGATTGAGGGGTCTTTTGAAATGGCACTGTTACTATCCAGCGAGAACTTGTCATAGAAAGCCGGATTCCCAATTCTGAATTTGGACGCCTGATAATAGTGCTCTACACTATTCCATTTCTTCCCGCGCAGTTCAAACGGTTCTATCCAGAAATTCGATAACATTTTCCGCCATTCTTTTATTTCCGCGAGTTCTTTATAGTCTTGTTTCAAAGCATCTGGGATGTCTTCTCCTTTTCCTTTTCCTGGGAAAGGTTTGTCGTTGGATTTGGAATAAAACGTAAATACGATTTTATCGTTGTACATGTCTTTAACTAATGTCGGGATGCCTTTAATAAAGCTCGGAGAGGTGTATTTCAATTTTTCACCTTTTATATTCCGAATGTCTTCGTTATCGGCGATTATTTCCGCTTGGCTTTTCCCTCTTTCTTCTGGTATAATATCCGCAACTGGGATGTCGTCGGGTTTTGTTTTTTCTTTTAAAGACGACGCCTTTGTTGGTTTTATAATTATTATCGGTTTTACGGGCACCGCTGGTTTTACGGGCACCGCTGGTTTTACGGGCATCATCACTTCCATCTTATTCATATCTTCCTGTAGATCCATTTTTTGCGATGGATAACTGGCAAAAGTACGATCAGGCGCGAACCCGCGGCCATAACATACCAACGGCTCATGTTTATTATGTTTCTGTACATAAAGCTGGCAATCCATGGCGGTTTCTTTGATGACTCTCAAGAACTGGTTATTAATTTTTTGCTTCATCTGAGAGATCTCGTACAAGTACTCATCTGTTGTCACTGGAGTGTTTTCCTTTATTTTACTCAAATCGTTGATCTGTATCTCCTTGAATTTCTCATCTGTTTTGTGCTCTTCGCTCATTACGGACAAATATAAAAACACTTGTACTGTACGCAATTCAACCGGCAATGCCATGTGACTATTAATACGTCTCGCACGACCAATCACTTGTTCCAGACGAACATTGTGCCAGTATGGTTCAGTAATATGGACATATCGCGTGTTTTTCAAATTAATGCCTTCTGCTCCCGCCGCAGTAATCATGAATATTTTGATGATTTCGCCGTATAGATTATTCTCTTTGATTTTACGTAATTCCAAGGCGATGGTATCAGGTACATTATCCCAATCTCCGTTAAATACATTTCGCATAATTTCACGAACTTCTGAATCTTCTTTCCCTGTGTAAAGAGCATAACACATTCTCTCGTCGTGTTTATAGTCCAACACCCAGTTGCCGGATTCTTTTTTTATTTTAAATTCCTGGAACCCATTGGCATTTAGCACTTCCTGAAAAATGCCGATTCCCTCCATCGTCACGAAATTACTGTACAGTAAATGCAATCCTTTATGATTCGGATTCTTTATATTTCTCAACATCTCCAACATTTTCGGACTATATTGAGACAAAGCATTCGGAGACAACAGTTTACTACGGTTTTCTCTCAAATACGACATGGCGGATTCAATTTGTTTTTCGTATTCTGCGTCGTTTTGTATGCTGCTTTCTTTTTCTGGAGTATCTTTTGTTCCTCCGTCCGCGTCTTCTTCGTCCCCCTCTTTTCCAGGTTTGAATTTTGGTAACGGACGACCAGGTGGAACTGGAAATGCGAAATTACACACAGTGCGGGAAAACACGCGATAAGAACTGGCCATTTGGAATATTTCTCCGTTATTCACATCTTTCTGCATGCCACGCATGGTTTTCGATTTCTTTTCTTTTTCCAATTCCACTTTACGGACTTTGGCATAATTCCCGAATTGGTAATCGCTCATCGGCACGCGGATTTCATGAAAAGGCGAATTGTCTTTATTCATGACGAAATCTGGAAGTAGAGCCTCATTAGGACTTCTGAAATAAGACGTGAGTCCTAAAATCCGGCGACGAAGTGTCTGTAAATGCTGTAAATCACTGGAAGTATCGTTTTTATCTGAATAATTCGTTGTTTCTCCCAAATAAGTGGTTCTAAAAATCTTCTCGTCGTCGGGCAAACATTTTTCCTTCTCCACTTTCGGAGAACCATCTACAATGAGGTCATAGTCTTTCAATATATGAATGATCTGTTTTTTGAACGCGTCGTTGTCGATATTTCCTTTTTCATCTAAACGTACTCCGTATATTCCATAGCCTCCACTTTGCTTAACTCCACTCTGTTTTACTCCGCTTTGTTTTTGTTTCGTCGTAGTATTTTGTGGATTCTTAAATGCTTTCTTCACTGTATTTTTATTTGTTTGTGTAGTAGTAGGGCTATTGACATTCACGAAGCCATAAGGGTTACGCGTGACGACCAGTGTATTACGAGTATATTCAATGAAATCATACACCAAGCAATTATGTTTATCTAATATATTTCGTATGTAATCCGTCGTGATCTTCTCCGAGGTTTTCACTTCTATTTTAAACGTCCAAGTATAAATATATCCGCGTAAAATGTTAAACAACACGGCCATTTCATTTGGATAATTAATAATCGGAGTACCTGATAACATCACTATTTTGAAATTCGTCGCATCCATCAACATGTCATATAGTTTCAAGTAAATCGAGTCTTTATTTTTGGCTTTCAAATTACCGACAATATTGCTAATAAAATTATGCGCTTCGTCGATCACCATCGTGGTATGGTCGAATGGATTCTTCGTCGTTTTCGTTAGCTCATTCACTTTCTTGCCCAAGTTATTTGCATTATAATGTAGAAAGGTATATTTTTGCGAAATCATATGAGTAATTTGTTCTCTTACCTTCGTTTGATCGTCGGGATTCAAATTCTTAAAGTTCGGCGGTTTATTCACATTCACCATCCATGCGCCTTTATTTTCCTCTACTTTTTTAGGGTGAATCGTCAGGGCTTTTGCCAACACCGTTACTAAATCAGGTTTACCAGCAATAGAAACGAATTCCCAATGCTGGTTATTCCGGTAAATTAAATCGCCGCATATTTTCAATTCATATTCGTAATTTGCCCTCAACGCCGCGGGAACCATAATAACAATTCGTTTGTTATTTTTCATTCCTTCCGTTACCGCGATCGATGTACAACTTTTTCCCGTTCCTAAATTATGATAAACCAGCAGTCCACGATAAGGTGTCACGATATCTAAATAATCTCGCACTACTTTTTGATGAGTCAGCAAATCAAATTTTGAAGAGTTGTCCCCTCCTGCGTCTGCGCCATATTTCTTATACAATTCAGTAATCTTCTGGATAAATTGTGTTCGATTATTCATGTAGTATGACGAAGACTTGATTACATCCGGGATATATTTCGGCATTTGTGGAGCATACTGTCCCATCGATATTTGCGAGAGATCATATTCTTTGGCCTCTTTCATGGCCGTTTTTCGGATTTTCGGGGCAAGAGGTTGTTCCGCCAACGGTTTCAACGTTCCTCGTACAAATTCTCTCAGAAGTTGCCGAAGCCACATGAGTTCTGTAAATTCGATTTTCTTTTGTTTATTGACGCGATAAAATAAATGTGCGTCTTTGGTGGCCTCCAGTATAATGGCCAATTCTGGATGTTGAGTGAATTTTGCATAAAGCGCATGAAACAATTCTTTCTTTTCACGCGACTCGTAATCTTCGTCTATTTTCAATTTCTGGTTTTCGTGTCTTTGCGTTTTTTGGATTTTCACCGCATTTTCGTATTGTTCAAATGCATCGGCAATAGAATGATTCCTGTACTGAGCAGCAATCAAAAAATGATTCACGTTTTGCCATTTCATTTCGTCTAAAGTAAAAGGCGCATCAAAAGAATTGCATAAACATTGACGCCACTTTGGAATTTTCGCCAAGGCGGCGAATTCGGGGATACGCACTTTCGGAATGGTTTCACTGGGTTCTTTCCCTGGCGGTTTCACTTCTTCTTTTTCTGAGCAAATGATAAATACCGTATTGATGTCCATGATTATTTTTTCGTTTGCGGTATATTTCGGCTCTTTCGGAAGTTCCACTTTTTTCTCGTCGGATACTATGACTCCTGTCTCCTCTTCGTCATTTTCTTTTGTCATTCCATTTTCGGCGGCGTCTTCTAACTGAATGTGTGCATTCTCCAATTTTCTCCCTTTTGTTGCATACTCTTTGTTTTCCTCTTTACCTTCCTCTTTCTTTTCCTCTTTACCTTCCTCTTTCTTTTCTTCGTCCTCGTCCTCGTCTTCCTCGTCCTCGGAATCTGATCCTAATATGGAATCGATCGTGTTTTTTGTTTTTTTTGGTCGTTTAGGCAGTTTGGCATCCTCATCCTCATCCTCATCCTCTTCTTCATTTTCTGGTGAATCGACTGGAGCACAAGATTGCACTAAAAACCCGTTTGATTGTAATCTGTTCAATATAAGATCACGTTCTACGTATTTATTATCCCCAATTTGATTTTCAATGATTTTGGAAAGAGAAAGTCCGTCAACCTCGGGAGAAGATCCAATTTTTTCGTTTAACTGGGCGTGGGTAACTGGTACAGGCTTCAGTTTTAATATTTCTAAAGGTTTAAAGGGTACAACAACATTTTCAGTATTACTCCCTCGACTCATTATACAATATGTAAATAAAATATTGCATCATTTAGCGTACAACCATTTTTAAAGGCATGATGACATTATACAAACACACTATGTTTTTGCTGCACCTTTTCAATCACGTCTGAAAAGTCTTTCATCGTTTTCACATATTCTATCGCATCTTTGCATGCCATCTGCTCAGCGCTTTGTTTTATTTTATGATATCCGTCTCCTAAAAACAAATATATTTTTTGGTAATACGCCATATGCTGATGGATTTCTTGAAAACTCGTAAAAGTATTCCTGGAAATCGTCTCGCTATGATGCACATCGTGAGTGGGTTGGCCCAAACATAAATACACGCCCATATGATATCCGTTTTCTTGTGTGAAAGTCTCGATTTCCATGATATGAGGAGTAGTCTTGAATTCGCTTTGTAGCAGTTCTTGTATCGGTCGTTTGAAATTGTCGGATTGTTTCGTTATCTTTGTCCAATCGATATGGCGATCGAAGATCGCCTCCACAAACAATTGAGCCACTTGGAAACCGGGACCACACTGAAACATTTCATCGAACCAATGATCTTCATCTTTAATCGCCACCCGGTTGAAATCCAAGAAAATCGCACCGACAAACGCCTCAAACAAACAGCCTAATTTCTTATAATTCACCCGTAGATGTTTGTTCTCGGTATGTTTTGAAATCATAAACCACTGGTTAAGTCCCATTTCCATAGCGATTCTACCAATGGTTTCGTTCTTCACCAATTCTATTTTCGTATCGGTCATGAACCCTTCGTCTGCCTTCGGGAATCGTTTATATAAATAGAACTTCGCAATACACTCCAATACACCGTCACCTAAAAACTCCAGACGTTCGTTTGATTTTGTATATAGTTCTTTGCAGTCATCCGGTTTAGGCACGATTTCGATATTATTTTGGTCATTCCACTCGATGGGTCGCTTGGTATAAGAACGATGGACGAATGCACGTTTATACAAAACGAAATGATGAATCGGGGTGAGGACTTTATACTTCGCCAGGAGTTGCTGGACGTCGTTTTGTGTGATTTCTTTGTTCAATGAATTGTAGGGATCGAATATATATTTTTCATTTAGTTTGTCTGCGACCATATCTTCGTCTTTCTTAATTTTCGTGTAGGCTGCCATGGTTGGTTGTTATTTAGTGAAAGATATATTTATATGTATTTCAATTTTTCAGTTTTAATCATCGTAAAACATTTAGGAGTGTTCCAAAAATATATATGTTTATAGAATATATAATTATGGTGTACCTAAACGCATCGTCAAGAGCGAGAAACGCCGCCCAGACTAAAAACCAATGCCAAGGAGGAGGGGACAAGAAAGCAGGACTTATTACCAGACAAGTGCCGTCCGCGGTATCGTTAGCCTATAAATCTGAGTTCAGATCCGTGGCGAATACACTGGTCATGATGCCTCATCAGATGAATGTTACTGCAGGATTAGGTATCGGCCGTAAAATAACCGGTATTCGCCGGTCTGCATGGAATACCAACGGGACCTCCGCGAAAGTTTGCATGCTCAATCTGATGGCAGGTGTTAAAGGCGTGCAGTAATTTATTATTGTTATGAATCCACATAAAAATAATAGGACGAATACCATAGATAGCAAAAAATGAGAGTCGTTGTCGACACGCGCGAACATGCGTTTATTGAAACTATCCGTACAAAAGTTGTGCAATATCCTTTCATCGACTTGCAAATCGCGCAATTAGCCATCGGTGATATGGAAATATACGGACCGGACGATGAACTGCTGTTTGTATGGGAAAGAAAAACATTTCAGGATCTTCTTTCTTCTATAAAAGACGGTCGATACAAAGAACAAAGTTTTCGATTATTGCATACTTATGGCGCATCGAAAGTAATCTATTTAATCGAAGGGATCATCTCTCAATTGTCGCCGAGTGAAAAGAAATTGGCGATTGCAACCATGTCTTCATTATCTCTCAAAAAGAACTTTCATCTTTGGCGAAGCGTACATGTTCAAGACAGTGTCGATTCTTTTTTGACTATCTGCGAAAAACTTAACAACGATGATTCCAATAATAATAGTAATAATAATACTAAAGGACCCGTCGAAGTACACGCGCAGTATGCGGAAAATATGGTGAAAAAAGTGAAGAAGGAAAATATCACCAGAGACAATATTGGAGAGATATTTCTATGCCAAATCCCAGATATCAGTTCTACCAGTGCAAAAGTGCTCATGAATCACGTGAATGGGGATTTCAAACTGTTATGTTCGATTATTCGAGAGAGACCTTTAGAATTATCAGAACTCAAGGTGGGTGGTGAGAAGCCGCGAAAAATGAGTAAAAAAGTATTTGAGCGTTTGGCCGAGTTTCTTGGTTAATAGCTTATTGGAAGTGTTGGAAATTTCGGAAGTGTTGGAAGTGTTGGAAGTGTTGGAAGTTTTGGACGTTTCCGTAGGCAAAAGTAGTAAAACACATATCCAATTAAAAAACCGGAAAATACGACCATCCAAAAATGAAACATATTGAATCCTTTTGGCCTTTTCCCAGAAGACCCTCCCGTAAATTTCGCTTTTATTGCAGCAGACATCCTTTTCAAATCCTTTTTTAAACCCATTATATTATATTATTATTATTATTTGAAAATCTCAAAGACTTTTGGATTCATTGTCGGTTTTCCTACTTCGCTTCCTGCATATTTTCCGCTGTCTACGGCGGCCTGACTAAAACTCACTCCTCCCCAATTCGGATCCATTGGGTTGTCGCTTACTTTCGCTTTCGTCGTAGAATCATGTATGCAATCTAATGTCGTATATTGCCCCACCTGTTGTCCATGGGCATCAAATCCTTGAAATTGACCTTGGTTAAATGGTTTTCTATCGTCCGATGAATCCATCACTTGAACCGGAATCCCCGGCTGTAATTCTACAGGACTTGGTCTCATTCTGTAAACAGTTTCCCCTTGGGTATTGCTTTCTTCTTGTAAGAATAAGACCGGGCATCGGACTCCTTCTTCTCTCCTCTGGTAATCTAAATATTCTAAATATCGATCTAAATTTTGAAAGGTTCTGGGGTTGGTTTCGTGGGGAGGTTCTTTCGTGTTGAAAAGTTTCAATTCGTTACCTGACCGAATCAATAAATCCGGACAACTGTTGTTGTTTTTTTGAGTATGTACTCTCTCTAAAGAATCCTCTTGAAGAGTTTCTAAAAAGTTTTCACGAGTCACTTGTGGGTTTAGGCAGAAGACAAAGCCAATGACAAATAAACAAAACAGAAAACCCATACATATTTTTCTTTTGAACCCAAACTTCATTTCTATATATTTAGCGACATAGAAAAAACTCATTCTATTATATTATGGGGAATACGAAAAGGAATGGGAAATTAAAAAGAAAAGGGAAAGGGAAAGGGAAAGGGAAAGGCAGACAAAGACATTCTATTCGGAACAAAAACCAGGCAAAACATCCGATTGCCTATGGCCATGTGTATTCTACCGGATGTGTTCATTGCATTCGCATGCAAGATGACTGGGATAATTTGACAGAAGAAGTGAAAAAAAAGAACCCTGCGATAGAATTAATCGACATCTCTCAAAGTCACCAAGAAGAAGTGGATGCCACGAACAAAACGTATCAAACCGATATTGCGTTCCTCGGATTTCCCACCATTTTCAAAATAATGCAAAAGAATTCGCCCGCGCAATATCATCAAGGGAATCGATCCACCGAGGATATGAAGAAATGGCTTTTCTCTTGAAAAAATGACGTCTATGTATTCGGAAATAAAATAGGGTACATCGCGAGTACCGCTAATCCGATGGGTAGAAATAAGGGTTCATAGTAATTCAAGTACGTCCAACCGACAACGAAAATCACTGGAAATATTTCATGGCGGGGAATCATTTCATAACATTGCGCCGTTCTAAAATAAATCCATAAACCACTAAATACCAATGCGATATACACTTTTTGACCAAAAGAAAGATATTTATCGAGGAACATTATATATGTACAGTATATTATAGAATGTTTACAGAATTATATTTGAAAACGACTGACCCGAGACTCTCTTTTTCTCATTTTTTCCGTGGAGCTATATTGACAAATATCCTATTTTCGGTTGTGTTCCATACAGTAATCTATAGTTCCTGTGCGAACCTTTTAAGTTTTATTTTTTCCGGCAAACTTCTGTCACCGTCCATAAATTCAAGGTTGTTCGTATCAATCACATTGATTATGATATTTGGGTTTATGGCACGTTTTTTACACGTCAATGAAATATATAAAGCATACAATGAAGATCTCGATAAAACACGTAATCACTTAGACAAACTCTATATCACCTGGCTATTCATATCATAAGGATTTAGTGAACAGAATAAATATATCAATAATGTATAATGAGTTGGCAAGATTATTTGCAAATTGCGCTTACCATTAATTTCCAAAACTCGCTTAAAAATTGCGCTTGCAACACCGATACAGAATACAAAAAACAATTTAATTTCTTTTATTCTGACTTAATTGATAGTAAAATTGTTCTGCCAATTAATAATTACTGGGTTTTCAATCATCCTGATAAATTTATTGCAAATAAAGATGATGAATTAGTTACCTTATTGAATAAGTATGACTTTGAAGTGTGTACAAAAAAACGAATACTCGAATTTTATAAAAGTGAAACTGAAACTGGTTTTATGGGTATGGTTTTAAAAAAAAAAGGGGGAAGAAACACGCGGAAAAAAAGGCAGAAGGTCAAAAAAACAAAAGAGCCAAAAAACGAAGGTACATTAATATTTTCTCGAAATCGAGTCGTTTCATGCAAGTTTGACAAAAATCCCTGAAAATAATACTATTTCCGAAATAATAGTAATAAATACATAGTTTTCATTCCAATATACCCTACAATGTCGCACAATAAACAAAACGAGGTAGAGACAGAATTTCGATTGTTCTTAGAAAACAACAAAGTCAATGTGGGTATTCTCACTCCATGTTATGGATCGACCTGTTTCACGCAATATGTCTCGTCCCTGTTAAAGACAACGGCTTTATTTAATCTGTTGGGAATTCATTACACCATACATTTCTGTAACACGGACAGTCTGGTACCAAGAGCGCGTAATAACATGATAGCCAATGCGATGGTCGATGCCGAAATGACACATCTGCTTTTTATTGATGCGGATATCGAATGGTCTGCTACCGATATTTTAAAGCTGATCTTGGCCGACAAAGGTGTTGTCGGAGGTATTTATCCTCTGAAACATTTTCATTGGGAAAGATTACTCGAAAGCGGCGTCCTGGAAAAGTGGAAATCGAAGAAAGAATCTCCTTTTTTGAATCATACCTCTGATGAAATTCTCTTTCAAAATTGTTTGCTGAAATATAACTTCAACCGCAAGGAGTCGGATAGTCATACCGGTATTGCAGTGCAGAACAATATAGCGGAGGTCCGACATATCGCCACCGGGTTCATGATGATTAAACGTGAAGTCATTGAATGTATGCAAAAAGCCTTTCCTTCGACCAAATATACCGACGATATAGGGTATTTGACGAGCGAAGGACAAAAAAATGCATTTGCCCTTTTCGATTGTTCCGTGGAAGATGGCCATTATTTTTCAGAAGACTGGATGTTTTGTCAAAGATGGGTGAATATGGGTGGGAAAATATATACGAATGTGACGATTAATCTTAATCATATAGGGGTTCAGTCGTTCCGAGGAAATTTCTTGGGCGCCATTATATAAACACAAACCCACAAGGTTCCAGCAGTTTTTTCAATTGAATCCAGTTAATCCTCCTCCTGAAAGCGGTTGGGTGGTTGTTCATGAGCATGTTTTTCTTCAAAACCATGCTCTCCGGCATTTCATATAATTCATTTATTTCCTTCAATTCAGTTATTCTCGACGCCGTCACATGTTTCTCCGAAAGGAGCCAATCATAAAAGGATAGTAGATGACTACTGGTTGTATTATCCCTATTACAATATTCCCGAAACCAACGAATGGCGGTTTCTAAATGAATGCTTTCTTTACAGTAATCATTGTTTAATAGTAACAACACCGAACGTAGATTCTTTATGGGAATATTAATATCGACCGTAATGTTTTGCAAATCATATAAAATAGCTCGCGATTTCACTATATTCCATTCTCGTATGACCCGCGGACAACCATAGGCAAACATGTCCATGTCGTCGCTAACACACGCCCAAGCATATCCTTTTTCTACGTAATAAGAACAAACGACATCCGCCTCTTCTGGTGCATCACAATAAAATACTCCGAGTGAGTCCATCAGGAGTTTTACTTTATCAATGTCGTCTTTGGAAACGCGTATGGATCTTTTTTTACACTCCCCCATTTGATATTTTATCAGAGACTTTTCCTGTTCAGACATGATATCTCCGTGTTTATCATATTCTTCTT